AAGAAACTTAATGTGTATGTAGGTAAGCAATTCGCATCTGGGGTAAATCTTAACTTTACTATTGAGAACGTCACTGACCAAGAGGTAGAAGTATTACCCGGTTACAGTAGTCAAGGCAGAGAGTATCGTTTGGCATTAACTTATACGTGGTAAATTTATCACTATTAAGCAGTAAAATTTGTAATATATAGTAAATAATTTTAGGTAAACATTAAAAAGGACCATATGAAAACCGACAAGATTATTAAGAAAATTGTTTCAACATTTAAAGAGTTGGAATCTAAAGCAACCGAAATCAATTCAGCGGGTGGTGTTACTATACTCCACCCAATGGTACAACGTGATAAACGTGGTAAATTTGATAGTTTGGGATTTTATAATAGCAAGACAAAAAAGTATGCTTTAGTTTTTATTAGAGATTATATTGCTAGAAATGTTGATTACATTCCAGAATTAGATGAGATGAAAAAAGTAATTAACATTTCAAAATGATCGATGCAGTAACAAAGAAATTTACTAATGATACACTAGAGGAAGAATTAAGACGTCAACTAGTTGACAAAAACAACGAGTGTAACGAATTAAAGGCTAAAATCCAATTATTAGAAAAAGCAGTTGCTGATGAACAAGAGCAAAAATATCAAGCACTTGTAAGAGTTTCTGAATTAGTGAATATTAATAAACTAGATACTGCTGAATAAATCTACTTCAGCATCACGTCTATCAAAGAGTCTTTGACTTACGCCTATTCCTCTTTTACGTGGCACTTCTACAAATTCCATAAAGTATGTTGCAACACTTTCGTAATTGTTTTTGTTTAGAGATTTAACTAACCTACTGGTTAAAAATCTTGATCTGCCAATGTCATATGCTAATGACACCATAGCCATAAATTGATTTTCATTTACAGGCACCTTTATAGTGTCTGTTACAATATTGTATGCAACCTGTAAGTCAATATCAAGTAATCTATTGATAAATTCTGGTCTTGCTCCATTTACTAAACTGTAAACAAAAATATTTTTTGTTTCATCATATACTGCAATAGAGTTTGCAAATGCTTCATAATTTACTGTTCCGTCCTGCACAATACTAGTGCCTTTTAAATACGGATGATTTTTTCTTATAATTTGTGCGACCTCTGGCATGTCTAATGGCAAAATTCCGTTGTCGTTAAATGCTACTAAACCATTATTAATTTCTGGAGTAGTAAGTTTATGAGAAAATCCAATTAAGACATCTCCTTCAACAACTGTGGGCACTATAAAAGAACTGTAATTTCTAGACAAAAAATCTTTAATTTTAGGCTTTACTATGCTTAAAGAAAATCTATTAACATCAAAGAAAGCAGGAACTTTGTCTGAAGTTTTTTGGTAAACTGCTTGTGAATAATCACTGCCTTCAAAATACAATCCTTCAAAGTATGCATTTGGAGTACAATAATTTACAGGCTTAGAATCATCTGTATCAATTTGACCTAAAATTAAATCATCAACAAAAGCCATTAATCTTTCTTCTTCCTTCTAGAAGGACTTGGCTCGATGCTGACCCATCTAGTTATAATAGTGTTAATTTCTTTATCGTATAATAGTAAAGGTGTTACTGGACTCTTACCTTGCTCAACTCTGGGAGGATAAGTGCCTATGCCTAATCTTTCAAATGATAATAATGTATTTGTTGTTTTTGTTTTACTGATACCTGACATATTGAATTTTGCAGGTGTGGCTGGCAGTTGAGGTAAAACAGTTGTTTGTATTTGTACTTGGTTACCAGCATTAACGTATGTGTCAGTTAGACCCATTATATTCATGTGACCGGTTGATTGCATGTCTATTGGACCTAGTGAATTAATTTTCATCGTAGGTTGAGACGGTGGATTGTTTAATGAAATACTTGAATTGATTTCTATTTGTGTACCGTCCATGTGTACTAAATTATCGCCAAATAATTGTAAACTTCCTGGTAAGGTTTTTCCGTCTGGTGTAAAAAGTCTTGGTCTTGCTTCAATGCTGATAGCATTAGAAAACATGTTTATATCTTTAACTCCTTCAATATTAACACTACCATTTGTTAGTTTTGATTGGTATATAGGATTTAAATATGCTATTTCCTCTATGTCCACAACACCTTTTTCTGTGCCTAAAATATCTGCTGGGTGAGGATAATTATTTGCCGCTTTGATATTAACATTCTGTCCTGCTTCTATGTTTACGTTTTGATCGCCACGTAAATTAAGATCACCTGATGTTCTAACATTAAAACTTCCTGTGCCGTAAATATCTATATTACCGTCTGCATCTATTTCTACATGGCCTGTACCTGATTTATTTGATATATAAATCATATTTTCAGCATCGTTAAGTAAAATTTGATTGCCTTGTCCTGTTCTTATTCTTATATGTGGATTGTCTGCATCGTCGTCCATTACAAATTGATGTCCTGCATCACGTCTTACAGGATCATTTTTGTTTTTTGGACCTGGTGTTAAAATACCATATACTTCACTGGCTCCTTCTCTTCTGGCTCCGCTGGTACTTTGTCCTCTGATAAAATCTTTAATTAAGCCTTGTGCAAAAATTGTGCTTTCTAATTGATGCATGGGTCTTGTGTCTGCTTTAACTTTTACATTTTTAGTAGTTCCAGAGTATTCTACGTTGTGATTTTTAATGTTAGAATTGATATTTACTTCTTGTACTGGTGTTGCACCACCTATGGATTTTCCTGCGGGTATCCCTGGTACCATAAAGTTTCTATTAGTGTGGAATAAGCAACCTACTACAATAGGCACCATTGTGCCTTCACCTTTCATAATTGCTACTACCACTTGGTTACCTGGATCCGGTGGTCTCATCCACATACCGTAACTGGTCTGCGAGGCCTCTGGTGCATTTTTATCATCTACAGAACCTACTGGAGTAGCACCTGCAAATGGTGATGACCACAAACATTGTAATAAATTTTCTGCTATAGGTAACGGTCCTGTTAGTTCTGGTATGTGGACCCACAGTATTCCATTTTTAGTAGGATCGTCAGCGGAAATTACTTCGCCAATGTATATAGAACTGCCTCTTTTAATTGATCTTTCTATATGTTTTTTGTGCTTACCTGGAATCATCTTATTATTTACTCGTTAATAGGTACCACCACCGCCTGAGAAAGGCGTGCCGCCTCCACCGCTTTGCCCACCTCCTAAATTCAAATTATCTATACTGAGAAGTGATTCTGCATCAAACAGTCCGTAATTACTGGAGTTAGAATCTATATTATTCCTCAAATTAACATTTAAATTAACATTTGAGAGATTTAAATAATTAGGATTTAGCGGATCAAACTCATTACTTGTAAGTCCTAATGAGGCAGGAATTGTTTGGCTTAATTGGTCTGCTATTTCGGCTTTTTTAGCCGCATCGGCTTTAAGTTTGTCTTGCATTTCTTTGAAATCTCCTGGATATTGGCCTTTATATGTGATCCTGTATGCTTCTAATGTTTGTCTAAATGTTCCTCCAGCAAACGTATGAATTACTCTGTAAGGTGTAAACTGCCCTGAAAATGATTTGTCCATGCTTAGATCTTTCATTTCACCTGTATGTCTACTGCCCTCATCGTGCCATGTGTCGTACTCTCTTGGGAATAAGTACGCAAAGAAAAAAGATACCTCACCAATACCATATGGTGCTACATTTTGCTCTTTGCTTTGTTTTCTGACTTCTTCTACATCGTTGTCACGGTCGCCTAAATATTCTTTACCAGAGATATATACAAATTTTTTGTCTTCGCCTATTGGAGATTTACCCATCCAATATGGATCGCCCTTGATGTCCATTGCAGTCCTAACCATGTATGGTGCACCTAAGGCAGAATTAGACAACATTGTACTAAACATACTTCTATTAATAAATTTACTTGGTGGTACACAAACATTCTGATGCATCATAAATTCTACTGAATCATACTCTCCAAACGGTCTGCCTATTTCCATAATTTGGCTTCCGTATTCTTTTTCATCAAATTCAAACTCTTCCATATACAGAGAATCATAATTTTTCGATGTACTTGTAACACTACCAAGGTCTGTTCCTGAATTAAACCCTGGTGGCGTTGTTGACGATTTGGCTCCGTCTATAATTTCATCTACTTTATCTCTGGCATTATCAAGTAAGCCTGGTAAGTTAATGCCAAATTGATCTAGACCTAAGTCTCCTAATTCTGCATCAATGGTATCTATAAATCCATTTACACCACTTGCAAGTTTGTTTAATCCACTATCTAAAATATCAAAAGGCACAAATGCTTTGCTCATAATTTCTGCTATTTGACTATCTACTATAGAACTGATCTCACCTTCGATTTCTTGTCTTAGATTTTGTATATTACTTGATAAAGTATCTAGACTGGATGTTAATGATCCTATTGTGTTTGTTTTTTGTAAAATGTTCAAAGGTGAACTAGGTAATCTTGCATTTAATTGTCGAATATTCAAAGTTGCTTTGCTTCCTGCTCCAATTGGATTTAGTCCTGTTGCTAAACTGGCCAAGTCTGCTGTAAGTTCTATAGGCAGTTTTGCAAGTTTAGTGACTACATCTTTGATATCGTTTCCAATTGCCGCAAATTTTTCTATTATAATAGATTCAACTGTGGCTTTAGCACCCGAAAAACCTTTGTGTACATCTTCAACATGTCCTTTATCAGCGGCGCCGGCGGCTGATTGCCTGTAGTTGGCTTGCTTTCCACCGTAGCCTGGCATCATATATCTTATACCATTTGCTATTTTGAGATCAACATCATAAACTTGATCATTTATACCAGTATAAAAGTATGCATACATTTTAGTGATATCTCTGTTTTGTGCCGCTTTTCTTACTGCTGTTTTTTCTTTTTCGCCGTCTACATCTACAGCAACTTCTTCTGGTCCTAATACATTAACAGAGTCTAGTTTGCCTGTTAGATAGTAAGTATGGTCAAGTGCCATCTTACCAGTTTTTGTAAATTTTTTGTCAGGCCAATCGTATGTTTTATAAATTGTAGGAATAACCTGGAAGGTTTGATCTTTTTTAAGTTGTTCTTTGTCGTCTTTAGAAGCCGCCTCTTTACCTATATCATATCTGTGTGCTAGATCACAAAAATCACTGTTTAATGATGCAAGTTGCATCATTACTTCACTTGCGGGGGTACCTGTAGGAATTTTTATTCTTATGGCTTTGCCTTTAAGTGCATTAGGGTCTGCTGTATCTTCTGTACCTGCCTTATCATCTGTTTCTACACCCTCTTTGGTTTTATTTTTGAAGTCCTTTATTTTTTTAAGTGAAATATCTGCTGTATAATATTCTGTATCTATAGGCAATCCATCTTTAAATATGTCCGGAGCACTAGGCATGCCTTCTTTTGCTAATGCGTAAGATCCTGTTTCTACTGCAAAATCATCACCTGTTGTGCTTTCGTCAGGTAATGCTTTTTGTTGATCCTGCATTTGTTTTGAAAAACTTTCGAGTAATTCTGCTACTGTGCCGTTTTCAGATTCAATAGTTATATCTTTGGCAACATTTTTTACACTTCTGTCTGCACTTTTATTAATTTCAGAAATAGTTACAGCATTCATACTGTAAGTTGTTCCAGATGTTTGTGGATCAATATCAAAATTAACAATTCTAAATGGAATAGCAGTATGATAAAATACTTCGCCAAAATCAGGTTCACCGCCTTTAGCATTTTCTTCATCCCCATATCCCAATAATTCTATCTCCATTAAGTATGGCATGGTTTGTAAGGGTGGTCCATTTCCAGGAAAAGGAATACCTGCTTCTTTGTTTAATTCGTATGCAGTTCGATTTAGTAAATCTATAAGAGACATACCAAAGGGTTCTGTTAATTCAAAAGTTAATCTATAATTAGAATTACTATTACCTGATAAATTTGCTGGAGGACTATGATGTACTACACTAAAAATTTGTAATTGGTCTACAACGAATTTAGTGACACCAGTTTGTGCAATAATAATTCTAGAGGCTTGGTCAAAGTTTAAATCTACTTCTCCAGTTTGATAAAAGGTGTATGGCAACATACTCATAGTTAATCTGTATGTGTAAGACCTGTATGCATCAACGGGATTGATTAAAATGTTTTGTGCAAGTTCTTCCGGCAAAAGATTTTCATATGTGCTTTCATTAACTAGATATGGGGAAGCCATTTTATACTCCTGCTATTTGTTTTGCTCTATCTGCCGAAACTAATCTAATCACTATACCTTCTTTGAAATCTGTTATTGGATCTTTTATTATTTCCAAATTACATAATGTGATTATCCACCATAATTCGGTACTTCCAAATTTATCAAATGCCAACAAGTCAGGACGATTAGCATATTTTTTTGAAATTCTAAACTTGGTGTCTGATGTTGCATTTGGCACTTTGGGTAAATTTCCATAATTCAATCCTGTGTAGAATGACATGTTTCTTGCATTTTTTAAAAAACTATTTTTATTATATACTGTCATTAAATAAATCCTATGTTTTTACCCTGTCTCATCTGATCAAGATTAAATCTACGTCTGACTCTTCTCGGTGAGTATTGAGGCATAACTGTTACAGTAAATTCTAAGTCATTAGGTACATAAGTTACACCTTGAGCAGACTGCTCACTACCACCAGATGCTGAGTCCACGAACGCACTTTGAAACTCATTTGTTGTTCCTTTTACTGTTGGATGTGCGATTGGAGTATAATCCACATTGTTTGGCATAATATAGTTGACGTCATTTACTATTACTGGCACTCTGTCGTAGCCATGTGGTCCCAAATAACTGAATTCTAATACAGGAGGTGGTCTTCCAAATTTTCCTGACCTTACTGCAGATTCACCAAACTGTGCTTTTGTTGATACTTTTAAAAATTGTAACATTGCTAATAGATACCTGCCTTCTTCTTGATTAGTAACTGTATAAGGAACCTGTATAGGCAATGTAGGAGGCATACTGCTCATATAAGTATGCAAGGGGTAGTTTGAACCCTGAAATGTTGCAGTATCGTATGTGGCACTATAGGCAATAAAGATACTTGGTTGATAGTGGAACATAATTCCTCTATCCTGTTTAAGTGGACCCATTATATTAGTTTCTGGATCTATGTCTCCAAAAAATTCTTCCACATTGGCTCGCATAACTTGTAGCCGTGCTCTCCAATCCATATCTAATTTTGGATTGATGCCGGCTTTACTGTTTGCGGCCTTACCTGGTTGCTCTGCCATTCTTTCTCCTGATTGTCATATGTATTTATCGATATCAATAAAGTAGCCGTTATTGGCCAGAATTGGATAATTATACTTGACACTAGAAAAAATTAATGTATAATAATTGGTAATCATAAGGAGATAAAATGGTCGCAAAAGTAAAATACTTGAATAACAAAGATTTGCTTAAACAAATACATCTTAGCAAGATGTCTTTTTGTTGGATAAAATCACCACAATACGATTATCCAGATATTATTATTAACAAAGAAGACGAAATTACTGCAGATGTTATACTAGAAGCAAAAACAAACAAGGCAGGTAAAATGAAAGACTTTGCATATCAGCAGGCAGTTGCTGGATACGAAGGACCTGCAAACAAGAAACCAAGACAAAAAGATTTTTTAGTAGATCCAGAGGATATTGCAGATGATGATGTTGTAGTTAGAAAAATGACATACGAGCATATTCCTTTAGAACCAGGACGTAAAAAGAATCCAAGAAACGAAGCAGAAACAAAAGCAAAAGTAAATTTTCCACCTTTTAAACATTATGCACTTGTTAGCGGAGAGTGGGTGGAAGTTGCTAGAAGCCATTGGAAAGGCGGACCTAAAAGCGGTAAGTTTTCTGTAGAGCATGGAAGTATAACAAATGAATTAGGTAAAATGTATCTTAAGTTAGTCGATAGATATAGCCAAAGATCCAATTGGAGAGGTTATACTTATGTTGACGAAATGAGAGGACAAGCATTATTACAATTAGCAATGATAGGCTTACAGTTTAATGAAGCAAAATCGGATAATCCGTTTGCTTATTATACAGCCGCAGTTAATAATAGTTTTACAAGAGTGTTAAATATAGAAAAGAAAAATCAAAACATAAGAGACGATATACTTATTGACTCTGGACACTTACCAAGTTACAGTAGACAGATTCAGCACGAAGAAGAAATGAAAGCACGTAGAAAAGCCAATTCTGATTCGGATGCCTAAGTATGTCAAATAATTTATTCGACAAAGCAATAGTCTTTACAGACATACACTATGGCCTTAAGTCAAACAGTCACCAACATTTAAAAGATTGTAGTGACTTTGTTGACTGGTTTATAGAAGAGGCTAAACTGCGAGATGTAAAAACCTGTTTCTTTTTAGGAGACTGGCATCATCATAGAGCAAGTGTAAATGTTGCAACACTAAATGCCAGTTACAAAGATCTTAAAAAACTTAATGAGTTTTTTGATAAGGTGTATTTTATAACAGGTAATCATGATTTATATTACAGAGACAAACGTGAACTTAATAGTTTTGAGTTTGCAAGAGATCTTGATAACTTTGTTTTAGTAGACAGCATATTTGAAGAAGGCAATGTTTCTATTATACCTTGGATAGTTGGAAACGAATATAAAAAAGTTGCTAAAATAAAATCTAAATACATGTTTGGACATTTTGAGTTGCCATTTTTTAAAATGAATGCAATGGTTGAAATGCCAGACCATGGCGGAATTAATGCGTCTATGTTGAAAAACAACGAATATGTTTTTACAGGACACTTTCACAAAAGGCAATACGATAAAAATATTCACTATATAGGAAATGCTTTTCCGCACAATTACGCAGATGCCGGTGACAATGATAGAGGCTATATGTATTTGGAATGGGACAAAGAACCAGTATATGTAAACTGGCCTGAATGTCCTAAGTATGTAACGTGTGGGTTAGTTGAATTAATTGACGACCCAGCAAAGTTTTTAGATGCATACACTTATGCAAGAATAAAATTAGATGTTGATATTAGTTACGAAGAAGCAACATTTATCAAAGAAAATTTTATGGAGAAATATAAGTGTAGAGAGATACAACTTGTACCTATAAAAGAAGTAGAAGAAGAATACGAAGCGGGTGAAATACAATTCGAAAGTGTTGAACAAATTGTTATTAGCCAATTGCAAACAATAGAAAGTAACACTATAGATACAGAAAAATTAATTGACATTTATCAGAACTTATAATTTATGCTTAAAATAAAAAACATCAGTGTGAAAAATTTCATGAGTGTTGGTAACAATGCTCAAGGTGTGAGATTTGATGATAAAAATTTAACACTTGTACTTGGTAATAATTTAGACTTAGGTGGCGATGGTAGTAGAAACGGCACAGGTAAAACTACAATTATTAATGCACTAAGTTATGCATTATATGGTGATGCTTTAACCAATATTAGAAAAGACAATCTAATTAATAAGACAAATGGCAAAGGCATGATTGTCAGTGTTGATTTTGAAATTAATGGAATTGATTATAGAATTGAAAGAGGCAGACGGCCAAATGTATTACGTTTTTATGTAGACGGAACAGAACACGAAGATCAAGAACAGCAAGGCGATAGCAGAGAAACACAAAAAGATATAGAAAAAGTTTTAGGGTTTAGTCATCAAATGTTCAAACACATTGTTGCATTAAACACATACACTGAGCCTTTTTTAGGAATGAAGAACAACGATCAAAGAGACATGATCGAACAACTGCTAGGCATTCAAGAACTATCTGAAAAAGCAGAAACATTAAAAGAAAGAATGAAAGATACTAGGGATAGTATCAAAGAAGAAGAGATTAGAATAAATGCTCTTAAAGATAGTAATTCTAGGATGGAAAAAAATATCAAAGAAATTGAAAGTCGTAGTATGGCATGGGAGGCTAATAAAAAATCTAAACTAGAAGAAATGGCTTCTGCATTAGAACAACTTAACGAATTAGATGTTGATTCCGAAATAGCAAAACATAACTTACTGGTTGAAATAAAAGACCATGAGGCTAACTTAAATGTACTTGTAAGCAATATTACTAACACAGAAAACAGTATAAAAAGAAGTAATACTAAACTGCAAACACTAGAAACAAATCTAGTTAAAGCAAAAGAAGGTGTATGCCCTGCTTGTGGGCAAGAAACAGCACATTTAGACACTCATGAAGAATATACGGCCGATTTAAACACCGAAATAACAGAAGAAAGAACATATAACGATAGTCTTATATCAAAGGAAAAAGAGTTAAAAACCGGCGTAGAAATGCTAGGACCGGTTCAAGACCGCCCTAAAACGTTCTATAAAACTTTAGAAGAAGCCTTAACACACAGAAACAATGTGGATAATTTAATACAAAGCATTACAGACAAAGATAAAGAAGATAATCCTTACATAGAACAAATAGAATCTATGAAAGAAACAGGCATACAAGAAATTAGTTGGGATAGCATAAACGAACTAACAGCACTAAAAGAACATCAAGAATTCTTATATAAACTGCTTACAAGCAAAGACAGTTTTATTAGAAGGCGTATAATTGATCAAAACATTGCTTACTTGAATCACAGATTAGCACATTATTTGAATGCAATTGGCTTGCCACACGATGTAAAATTTAACAGTGATCTTAGTGTAGAGATTACTGAATATGGTAGAGACTTAGACTTTGATAATTTAAGTAGAGGTGAACGCAACAGACTGATACTGAGTTTGAGTTGGGCATTCAGAGACATTTATGAAAGTCTTAATCATCCAATGAATTTCTTATGTATAGATGAACTTGTTGACAGTGGCTTAGATGGTGTTGGTGTTGAAAACGCATTAGGCATACTAAAGAAAATGAGCAGAGAACAAAAGAAAAATATCTTCCTTATATCTCATAGAGAAGAATTAAGTGGAAGAGTAAATGATGTATTATATGTTATCAAAGAAGGTGGCTTCACTAGTTACAACACAGACACTGAGTACATAGATGCTTAGTCCATGGATGTACAATGGCAAAGTAATAGACAACCTGCCAGAAGATTGTGAAGCCATTGTTTATCTGATCACAAACAAATCAAACGGCATGAAATACGTTGGTAAAAAATTAGCAAAACGTAAAATTACCCGTCCGCCATTAAAAGGCAAAAAGAATAAAAGACG